AAAAACAAACAAACACTTAAAACCAAAGTAATTATATGAAAATATTGTAAATGAAATACTAGGCAAATAAAATCAAGCTTATCCCTACTATACTCATTACACTTATTTGTGGTTTTATATTATATTGTATCAAGCCCAATTATAATAAGTACACTGCTAGGAAGTAACATCATACTGAAAATCATTTCAATGGATAGAATTTAAAATTAAATCAGACAATGATAAATAGTTCATGTACACCTAATTTCACTACAGGTATACCTATTAAATAAGGTGTAAAATACAATATATTATAACATGATTAAGCTACACACACTTATGACTAGGACATCACTTGTAATTGTTAATAAGGCTGTGTAAAATAAAAGTAAATACTGAACACAAACACAGACCTCCAGATGGCTAAAACACCAGTAGTCTACCACTCTTGTTGGAAAAACAACATATCTGCCATAACCAGAATGTGTTGGTAGACACCTACTATAGATAAAAGTATGTATTTAGCATATAAAGAGTGGTTTACAGGGGTTCTAGAATAGGAGATAAAACCACTATTAGATAATGTTAGATTTAATGCTGAAGCATGGTATAATAGACTAACTTACTCAAAATAATTAGAAGTCGTCAAGTATTTCAAAGATTATAAGGACCAGATAAAAGAATACATAACTGAATCTGATATAGTCAAAGCTAAGCAATACACCAACTTCGTTAAGACAGAGAAATAGAATGGCTCAGATGCCAAAACACGTTGCATATGTTCCCCAACACCTGCTTACAAATTCATAACAGGACCAGTGACATACGAACTCGAATAAAGATTAACTGGAAAACTAAAAGGATATGGAGCACCTAAAACTTGGTAAGAACAAGAGGAAATGTTGGACAAAATGCAAGAAGAAGGTTACACAGCAACTATACAACTAGATGGTAAAGGATTTGATATTACACAACATCATGAAATCAAAGAAGTAGTCGATGTACAGATCTATAACTATATAGCCGATAACATAACACATGTAGACCCAAAATAATTCCTAGATGTGATAACACCAGAATGGCGCAAGATAGTACCATAAGTTATTGAAAATGGTAGCATAAAATCGTATGGATATATAGATATACGAGGAG